AGCAAGGCGTAAAGATGGCTAAACAAAATGTCCGATAATCGTGAGCAGCTATTTGCAGAAGCAACATTATTATCACAAGACAGAGGTCGAATTTATGGATCTCCATACACCAACCACAAGCGCATCGCAGACATCTGGTCAGGCATTCTTGACATGCCAATTACTGCACACCAGGTTGTGCTTTGTATGGTCGGGCTCAAGATCGCTAGGTTGGTTGAAACTCCATCACATCACGACAGTGTTGCAGATTCAGTTGCTTACCTGGGATTCTACGAAGATGTACTCGAAGCGCAACTGAGCGATGATTACGAAAAATTCTAATCGGAGTGTTTGGTGTGATTACTGTAAAGCGCAGTTTGGAGCGCATACAATCAAGGGTCAGAATCCAGCAACCTGGATTTCAAAGAGCCAGAATGGAACAGAAAGAGCCTATTGCGATAAATGCCGACACTACACAGAGGCTTGGCATGATGGCAGCACTTGGGATCTTCGTGCGCAACAAGAATACCGACAAGGGAAACAGGAGATAGATTATGGGTTTTAATTTAGATGATTACGAACCAGTCGAAGTACGATTGGAGAAGTTTTGGAAGGAGTACGCAGATGGGCGTATTGAAACCGAATTACTGGAAGCATCGAAAGATCGCTTTATTGTTATGGCTAGGCTTTATCGAACTGAGGCTGATGCGAAGGCTTGGACAAGCGGTATCGCTGAAGAAACAGTGGCATCGAGGGGTGTTAATCAAACTTCTGCACTTGAGAATTGCGAAACTTCTGCAATTGGTAGGGCTTTGGCAAATGCTGGATACGCTACCAAAGGCAAAAGACCATCGCAGCAAGAAATGCAAAAGGCGGTCAAAGCGAACCAAGAATATACAAAGCCAACTTACGGAGCACCTGGAACAAGAACCGCAGCTGTAGTTGATGCCTTGCGTAATGCAGATTGGTCAGCACCTAAATTAGAAGATCCAGCACCTTTGGCTTGGTCAGTTGATGATGTTGCTCAATCATTAAATGCCGAAAAGGTAGGCGAATCCTTTGATTGTAAGCATGGTCAAATGCTACGCAAAGAGGGAACGTCTAAAACAGGCAGACCATTTCTGGGTTATGTATGCACAGAGAAAAGCAAAGCCGATCAATGTGAACCTCATTGGGCAAAGACCACAAGCAATGGCAAGTTCTATTTTCCAGATCCAGATAAGGACAAATAAATGGGCGAGTTAGAAATAATCCAGGAGGGTCGTTTACGCATTAAGTTTCATTCAGATGGCACAGTCGTTCCGGACGTAGTGCCGCTTAATGAATGTTGCGATATGTGTAACGATCCCAGAATGGTGCATGTTGAGGGATTGCTTAAATGCGTGGGTTGTGGAGTTATTAATCGAATCGATTATGGACATCATGCCTAAATACGATTACGAGTGCCAGGGGGTTGTGTTGGAGTTTGATTTGCCAATTAACCATGAACCTCCTGTGTGCTTATGTGGTCAGGTAATGCGTAAGGTGTTTACAGCAACGCCAACGATATTCAAAGGCACAGGCTGGGGTTCTAAGCCATGATAGAAGCTGCGGTAATGAAATGTAATGCCTGTAAGAAACCAACCATCTTTGAAATAGAGCATGGCTGGGATACAGTGCCAGGAGTTGTTATCGCAGAATGCCAGAAGTGTTACCGAAAAGGCGCAAGACTTGAGGAGGATATTATGGATAAACAGATCGAAAGATGCCCGTTATGCGGTGGATGGAAAATGGAATACAACAAATGCGGAGCCTGTAAACAATAGCCGACACGCCGTCTGACCTGCGGTTTTAGAGAGGATGCTTGCATGTATATGATAACCTTTAGAAGACATTCGCCCTTAAGGCGAAAAGGCGAGCCCCGTAGGGGATGGCTCGCAAGGTGGCACCTAATTGGGATACTCATAATTGTGAGCCAATTACTAGCCTTAGAGCCAGTACAAGCAGCTAATAAGAACATATACAAGCAGTACGCATTCATGCAGTTAAACCATGACTTTAAAGAGTTCTATTGTTTAAGTGATCTCTGGTATAAAGAATCAAGATGGATACCAACAGCAAAGAATCCTAAATCAAGTGCGTATGGAATAGCACAGCTGTTAAAGACAAAGACTAAAGATCCATATACACAGATTGATCTAGGCTTGAAGTACATAAAGCACAGACATCACACAGCATGTAATGCGCTCGCCTTTCATAAGAAAAAGGGCTGGTATTGATGGCAAAGCAAGGAGTAGGCACAAGAACGTGGCGTAAGACAAGAGAGAGAATACTTAGAAGGGATGGCTATATCTGCCAGTATTGTGCACAAGAGGCTGATACAGTAGATCACGTGATACCTAGAAGGTTAGGTGGATTAGATAGCGATGATAATTTAGTTGCAGCGTGTAAAAGATGTAATTATTCTAAAGGGGGGCGTTTTTTTGTGAGCCACAGGACACCACCGACCCCCATTGATCTTTCTAACCGACGAAACACCTCGATCGGGCACGATCCTTTTGAATCAGATTAAACATGCTTGAATCAGACCAGATCGCTTTAGATCAGGCTCAATCAAAATTAGGAGGTGTGCCAACTCCACGTATTCACTCCAAACTCAACGATTTGCCGTCTAAAGGCCAAGAGATGATTGACTTTGCAGCTGACATAGGCATACCGCTTATGGAATGGCAGAAGTTTGTGGCAATTCATGGGCACAAGGTCAAGCCAGATGGTCGCTGGCATCATTCTGAGAATGGGCTGGTAATCGCTCGGCAGAATGGCAAATCCACATTCATGATGCTTCGCATGTTGACAGGTGCTTACGTATGGGGTGAAGGGTTGCAACTTGCATCCGCTCATAGACTTACGACATCCCTGGAAACCTTCAGACAGATAATTGCGCTAATCGAAGAAAATGACAAACTTGCATCCGAGGTGAAAAAGATCCGATGGCAACATGGTGCCGAAGAATTAGAGTTAAAGGGTAATCGCCGTATTGTTATTAAAGCAAGCAATAACGCCTCACGTGGTATCAGCAAACCTGAAACAATCCACATGGATGAATTGCGAGAATACAAAGATCAAGATGCCTGGTCATCAATGCGTTACACCATGATGGCTGCAAAAAATCCTCAGACATGGATTTATTCAAATGCTGGCGATCAACATTCGATTGTATTAAACTCTTTACGATCCAGAGCATTAGCAGCTGCTGGAGGTGCAAATGATGATATTGGTTGGTTTGAATGGAGTGCAGAGCCAAACACTCCTATCACCCTTCCGTCGGGTGAGCCGAACTGGGAAGCGTTCGCTCAAGCCAATCCATCTTTAGGCATAACAATCCATCCAGACAATTTAAAAGCGGTTATTAACGATCCGCCAGATATTGTGCGCACAGAAGTTTTGTGCCAATGGGTTGACACGATAAATTCAGTTGTAGATGCGCAGAAATGGCAATCATGCGCAATCGAGCCAATTCCACTAGATCCTGAGAAAACAATGTGGATGGGATTGGATTTAAGTCCAGATCGAAAGTTTGGTGCTTTAGTTGCTGCACAAAGAATGCCAGGAGAAAGATTCTACGTGCAACTATTGCATACCTGGTCAAATGACTTTTCATTGAACGATTTAGCAATTGCAAACGATGTTGCACCGTATTATCGCAAATATCAGGTAGAAACGATTGCCTATTCTAAAAGAACAGCTGCAGCGGTTGCCAGCCGTTTACAGCAAGCAGGAATTCCTACAAGCGATATGGATGGGGCCATTTACAGCGAATCCTGCGACAGATGGCTCGGAGCGATTAACAGCCATCGTTTACAGCATGGAGATCAAGAAGAATTAACTCAGCAAGTTTTATCAGCTGCAAGATTACCTTTTGGCGATGGTGCCTGGATTATAGGCCGAAGAGCATCAAGGGTTGCAGTATGTGCAGCGGTTGCCACTGCCCTAGTTTCATATTTTGCGACACAGGTTGAAACAGAGGTTGACATCCAAATCGGTTAATCTCAAATAATGATATAATTCATCTCATATTATGGGAATCTTCGATCGCTTCACAGCAAAACAAACAACTGATCCGCTGGATGTATTAGCGGCACTTGCACCCTACAATTCCCAACAATTAGTTGGCGGAATTTTATTTGGCAGTACAACTGCAACGCGTGAACAATACATGGCAATCCCATCTGGAGCACGCGCCAGAAACATTATTTGCTCAACAGTTGGTTCATTACCAATTGAGCAGTATAACCATTTTACAAATGAGCACATTCGTCCAAATCGTGTAATTATGCAACCAGATCCACGAGTTGCTGGTTCAGCAATTTACGCATGGATCGCAGAGGATCTTTTGTTATACGGAGTGGCTTACGGAATGGTAATGGATTCTTATTCATCAACAGATGCTTCAAGAATTCGTGCATGGACAAGAATTGCACCTAGCAGAGTATTTGCATCATTAAATGCTGATTCTACAGAAATTGAATACTACACAGTCGATCAAAAGCGCGTACCGCCGTTTGGTTTGGGATCTTTAATTGTATTCAACGGATTAGATGAGGGAATATTAAATCGAGCAGGTCGCACAATCAAAGCAGCTGCTGAATTAGAAAAGGCTGCAGAAATGTACGCCAAGGAGCCTATGCCACAAATGGTTTTAAAATCAAATGGCACAAACCTAACTCCAGAGCGTATTTCAAAATTACTTTCATCTTGGACACAAAGCCGTCAAACAAGATCAACTGCATTCTTAAATGCTGATGTTGAATTGCAAGCACTTGGATTTGATCCTGCTAAATTACAATTAAACGAAGCACGTCAATATCTTGCTTTAGAAATCGCAAGAGCGTCAGGAATACCGGCCTCATTCGTATCTGCAGAAACTACATCGATGACGTACTCAAACATGACTGCAGAGCGCAAAGCACTTATTGACTTTTCACTTCGTCCAATTCTTACAGCAATTGAGCAACGTCTAAGCCAGGCAGACTTCTGCCCTAACGGAATTGAAACACGATTTGATATTGATGATTTCCTACGTGGATCAGCATTAGAGCGTGCACAAGTTTACGAGATCCTAAACCGCATCGGTGCGATGAGCATTGAGCAAATACAAGAAGAGGAGGACTTAATCCGATGAAGATTAATTTCCCAATAGAAATAACAGCTGCTGATACAAACAAGCGGACTATCTCAGGCAAAATCGTTACCTGGGATGAGCAAGGTTCAACCAGCGCAGGATTAACAGTATTTGAAAAAGATAGCATTGATTTCTCAAAGCCAGTTAAGTTATTGCTTGAGCATGAGAGAACAAAGCCACTAGGAAAACTGATTGATATAACTGCAACAGATACAGGCTTGGAAGCAACCTTCCGTCTGGCTAAAACATTTTCTGCAGATGACGCATTGGAAGAAGCTGCGACTGGATTACGTGACGGATTTAGCGTTGGCGTAAAAATTAACGAGTGGAAAAATGAAGAAGGCGTTCTAAGAATTAAATCAAGTTCTTTACAAGAGGTCAGCCTTGTCACAGAGCCAGCCATCGATTCGGCTCGTGTCGCCGAGGTATCAGCAAGCGAAACACCAGAGAATTCCGAAGCAACCGCTACGGATGAACAACCACAGGAGGAAAAAGTGTCTGAGATTATTTCAGAAGCCCCTATCGCATCCGAAGCGGTAGAAGCGGCACAAACCACTCCAGTAGTAACAGCAAACTACGTTGCTTACACAAAGCCACGCGTTGACACAAATGTTACTGCAGGACAATATCTAAACGCACAGGTTCGCGCTATTCAAGGCGACACAGATGCACGCGACCTAGTTGCTGCATTACAAATTGCAACAGTATCTGAAAACACAGGTTCTGTTCCACCTAACTACCTACGCGATGCAATTGGAATCATTGACGCATCACGTCCATTCATCGATTCAATCGAGCGCGCTCCACTACCAGCAACAGGAATGAAAATTTTTACTCCAGTGTTGGGAACACAAGCATCAGTTGCACAAACTGCTGAAGGTGCTGAATTTGGATCAACCGACACAACTGTTACATACCAAGAGGACACAGTAGTTAAATTTGCTGGTGCTAACGTTGTAAACGTTGAATTATTTGATCGTTCTGCAATTGATGGCGGATCATTCGCTGATTTATTAGTTCGTGAGTTAGCAGCATCATACGCACAAAAGACAGATGCTTACGCATTAGGTCTTGCACGTGATGCAGCAGCAGCTTCAACTGGAGCATCAATCTATGCAGCAATTGCTGATGGTATTGCTGATTCATACGAGGTAACTCGCTCAACTCCAAACCGCCTATGTGTTGCTCCAACAGCAGCAGGAACAGTCAGCTTCACTGGCTTGCTTTCAGCAGTTGATGGTTCAAACCGACCACTATTTGCAGCTGCGCTTCCGCAGAATGCTGGCGGTCTAATTTCTCAAGGTTCGACACAGGGTACAGTCGCAGGACTTTCTCTAGTTGTAGATCCTAACTACACAGGCGACAAGTTTGCATTGGTTTACCCATCAAACGCAATGCGCTTCCATGAGTCACCAAGAATCGAACTACGTGCCAACATTGTTGCGAATGGCCGTATCGAAATTGGCGTATATGGTTATGTTGCAGTAGTTAACCGCTACCCAACTGCATTCCGTAAGTTAACAGTTTCCTAATCAAATAGTGCCAGGGGTTGCTCCCGATCTCTGGCATCTTTGTAATGGGAGTTAAGGAGAAGACATGCCTAGCATTATTACAGCAAGTGAGTTGCGAGCAGTGCTTGGTGTGTCTTCTGCCTTATATTCAGACAGTTATTTAAATGAAATAATCGATACCGCAGAAGGCGTAATCCTTCCGATGTTGGTTTCTTTCAAGAGCCCTATTCAAGAAGCTGCTTTAGAAGATAACGTAGCAACATTCACCACTTTAGGTATTCATGAATTCACTGAAGGTCAATCAGTCGTCATCGCAGGATGTGGAGCACCTTACAATGGAACACGCACAATCCTTGCAGATAATCTTGGACAATATACATTCTCATGCGCCATTACAAACGCAGATGTGGCGAGCGCAAATATCATCCCATCAGGAACTGCAACCCTTACAGCTGCTGCAACTTATGTTGGCAACCAACCAGTTCGCTCAGCAACCTTCGCAGTATCTTTAGAGGTATTCCAATCTCGCCTTGCAGGAGGAGGTCAGATCGAAGGCGTAGATTTTACAGCAACACCATTTAGAATGGGCAGATCATTATTTAATCGATGCGTTGGCTTATTAGGGCCTTTTATCGATGTTGAAAGCATGGCTCAATAATGACCGCTTCAACAATCCTTTCAACAGTCAGACAACCACTTGCCACAGCACTAGGCACAGTGGCAGGAAATGTTTACAGTTTCGTGCCAGAATCGGTAATACCTCCAGCAGTAGTTTTGGTTCCAGATTCGCCGTACCTTGAATTAGAAACAATCAGCAAATCTTTAGTTCGCACAAAAATCAATATGACTATATCGGTCGCAGTTGCTTACAACTCAAACCCAGCAAGTCTGGACAATATCGAGCAATTAATAATGAGTGTTCTGAAGGTGATCCCAGCAGGGTACATCGTCAGTTCGGTCGAAAGACCAACAGTTACACAAGTTGGAGCATCAACGCTGCTTATTGCAGATGTTCGAGTTTCTACCTACTACACACAAACCGCATAAGGAGAAATCATGGCAACCGTAGTAATTACCGGTCGTGATGTTTCGTTGTCTTTCACAGGTGGAACAGACATCGAAGCACAAGCGACAAACGCAGTTCTAACCAAAGAGTTTGATCGTCAAACTTACCAAACTTTAGATGGCGAAGCCTACAAAGTTGTAAACGTATCTGGATCATTCCAGTTAGATATGTTGGCAGACTGGGGTAAGGCTAACTCAGTTTGTGAAGCACTTTGGACTGCTTGCGATACAGCACCAAACACGGAAATCAGCATTACACTTACAGCTGCAACTGGAGCATCATTCGTGTTCCCAGTATTGCCAGTTTACCCAACCGCAGGTGGCTCAGGAGTAGATGCTCAGACAGTATCTTTCACATTCCCAGTTGCACGTGGCGAAGTTACTGAAACCTTCAGCTAAAGAATAAAACGGGAGCAAACAAAATGAAACTACCAATAACAATTGAATACAACTCAGGAGAGCAAGCCACTTACATAGCCCAACCTCCTGAGTGGGCGAAATGGGAGAAGCAGACAGGAAATACGATTGGACAAGCCAAAGAAAAGATTGGCATGTGGGATCTTATGTTTTTGGCTTATCATGCCCATAAGCGTGCAATTGCTGGAGACAAACCAGTCAAGCCAATGGATGCCTGGATGGAAACAGTTGCCGATGTAATTGTCGGTGATGCGGATGACCCAAAAGTCATCCAGAAGGAAGCGTAAGCCGTTTACTTGTTGCGGTGGCAATAGCCACACACATACCAATGAGTGAATGGACAAGCGCAGAAGATTTACTAACTGCAGTCGAGATTTTAAAGGAGCGAGGAAATGGCTAATGATTCCAAAATTGCCTATGACAAATCCGACCTCCGCGATGTCTACAAAGCGTTTAAACTTATGGATGATCAAGCAACGGATGAAGCAAGAAGGCAGTCTGCTGCTTTGGCGTATTTTGCATCAGAAGAAATTAAGGCTGCAGCTAGAACAAGAACAAAGGCAGGCGAAGTTGCGCAAAGAGTTGCGGACGGAGTTAGCATTTCGAAGTCAAGCAAAATCGGTGAATTTAGATATGGGTTTGCTAGACAAAAATTTTCAGGTGGTGCTACTACACAAACGCTTTGGGGCGGTATTGAGTTTGGATCAAACAGGTTTAAACAGTTCCCAGCGTTTTCAGGGCGAGCACCTGGCGGTGGCAGTCGTGGATGGTTCATATACCCAACTCTTCGCAGAATTCAGCCTGAATTAGTGAACAAGTGGCAGGAATCATTTGAGCGCATTCTTAAGGAGTGGACATAATGGCAAGAGATAATCGCACGTTAAAGTTATCAATCCTTGCTGATATTGATGATCTTAAAAAGAAACTAGATCAAGCGGACAATACAGTCCAACAAAGTTCAAGTAAGATTGGCGACTTTAGCAAAAAGGCGGTTTTAGCCTTTGCAGCTGCTGGAGTTGCAGCAGCAGGTTATGCCACCAAATTAGCCGTTGATGGCGTTAAAGCAGCGATAGAAGATGAGGCTGCACAACTTAGGTTAGCCAATGCCTTAAAGGCTGCTACAGGGGCAACAGATGCTCAAATAAAGGCTACTGAGGACATGATCCTAAAGACTAGCCTAGCCACTGGCGTTGCAGATGATGCTTTACGTCCAGCATTACAAAGATTGGCAGTATCTACAAAAGACACAGTAGAAGCCCAAAAGTTATTAGGACTTGCTTTAGATATTAGCAAGGCATCAGGTAAAGACCTTGAATCAGTAGCCAATGCTTTAGGTCGTGCTCAAGATGGTAACACCGCATCTTTAGGCAGATTAGGACTTGGCTTATCAAAAACAGAATTAGCCACATTATCATTTACAGAAATTCAAACAAGATTATCTGATCTTTATGGTGGCGCAGCAGCTGCTAACGCAGAAACATTTCAGGGCAAGATTGATCGTTTAAAGGTTGCATTTGATGAAGCCAAAGAATCACTAGGTGCAGCATTATTGCCTACAATTGAAAGATTTATTGGATTTTTAAACACTACAGGTATCCCAGCATTAAACGCATTTATTGCAGGATTAACTGGCGATGAAGGATTAAGTGCAGCAGTAGCCGAAAATCAA